AAAAATTTAACTATTGGTTCGGATATTCAAGAAAACTTAAAGAAAATTGTAACCGTACAATCATTTGATTTATTATCTAAATCTGAAGTTATTGTATACATTAATGATTTTATTAAATCTTGTAATACTTTAACAACACTTAAAAATGGAACACAATTATTTTCGAGTGAATTAAATAAATTCCCAATTTTTTATAGACCAAATAATTTAACAAATTCAATATTAAACCCATCAACAAATAATATTTTTAATAGTTCGGCAATTACTAATGTCAGTGATATTTTTAATCAAGTTAAATTATATCCCGCACTTAAACAAGGTGGTTATGGATTAATTTATGCCAAAAATAAAGTCGGTAAACCTTTAAGTTTTAAAAGTACTAAGGTAACAAGTGAAACTTTTTCAAATGGACAACTAACTTATGGAGCTTTTGGTGGGGATAAATTATTTTTATTATCACAATCAAGTGCCATTCCGGGTAAACAAAAAATTAACTTTGCCGATACATTATATGGAATTTCTGAACAAAAATTTGTTGACGATATTATACCAAATACATCTAGTTTAGTTCGTGGTGAAGAATTATTAGAATTGGTTAATTTAATTGTAAGATTCCTAATAACACATACCCACGCATTTCCGGGAGAACCTCCAATTCCTGTTACTCAAGACGGTTCAACGGTATCATCTATCCTTGCCGAAATGCAAAATGCCGCAACTAAGATTTTAAATGAGAATATTCGACTTAATTGATATTTATAAATAAAATATCAAATGTCAATTTTAAGGTCATATATAGATAAGAACAATACAATAACATCTAACTCTTACGTAAACACCGCAAGAAACCCAGTTATTGAGTTAAATTTTGGTGCGTCAGATTATGTGGTTCCAAATTATGGTTATACTCGTTATATTTTTGATTTAAATTTAACCGATTTAATTCAAGATATTGCTTCAGGTGTAATCTCTACAGGTTGTACTAGTGTAACTGGTTTAACACATACCCTTAAAATGACTAACACATCTTCTTTTGATAATGAATTATTAAATTCATTTATGTCAAACGAAAGGAGACGAGCAACATCTTTCGATTTAATCCTATTTAGAATCCCTCTAACGTCAGGTAATACTGGTAACGTACAATTTTGGGATGAAGGGGTTGGATACGATTACAACGACTTTAATTTAGCCAAAAATAGTTCTATTGGGGGGTCAGCTCCTTTGACTTATGTTGATAGTAGAGCATTTTCAACAAGACCTTCAAACTGGTATCAAACAACAACAATTAGTGAATGGTCAGAACCAGGTATGTATAATAATAAATGTCAGGGTATTGTAAATTTTACAGGTTGTACAAATCCAATTCATATTGTTGCAACGCAACATTTTGATTTAGGTAATGAAGACCTTAATATGGATATGACAGATGAGATTAACGGTATCTTAGATGGTTCTATTACTGGTGTTACTGGCTGGGGTATTGCTTATTTACCTCAAATAGAAAACATTACAGGTTTAACTGACAGTTATAGTGTAGCCTTCTTTTCAAAAGAAACTCAAACATTCTATCAACCATATCTTTTAACTGATTACGATGATTTAATTGAAGACGATAGAAATCAATTTTTACAAAATCAAACAAATAAACTATATCTTTATGTTTATCAAAATGGTGATTTAGTTAATTTGGATTCAGACCCATTTGTAACAATCAAAGATAGAAGTGGATTGCCTTGGTCACCAGCAACATCAAATTTAAGTACTTGTTTGAGAACCAAAGGTGTATATGAAGTTGTAGTTCCAAATTCATTTACAGGATGTCCAACACCTTGTGTTTTTTATGATGTATGGTCAGGTTTAACAATTAACGGACAAAGTATACCTAACGTTGAAAATCAATTTATCCTTCAGCCATATACCGCAGGAATTCAAATAGGTACTCTCTCAAGAGAACCATCACAATTTGGATTTGATTTTTATGGTATATTACAAAACGAACAAATACTCAACACGGACATTAGAAAAGTCGGTGTAACAATTAAGAAAGCTTATACCGCACAACAAATGTTGTTAGACGTATCTGCATCTTATAGAGTTTATGTTAGAGAAGGAACCACAGAAGTTTTAGTCCAAGATTGGACACTAATTAATAGAACAACAAATGAATATTATTTCATATTTGATATGAAAGATAAAATTCCAAATCAATATTATGTAGATATTCAAGTAAGTACTTCAGGTGAAAAGAATACTTATAAGAAACAACTTACATTTAATATAGTTAATAATAAAAATAATTTAAACACACCAACACTATGAGTAAAATAATTAAATTAACAGAATCGGATTTAACTAATTTGGTTAAAAAAGTTCTTGCCGAAGAACAAACTACCAACTATATGCTCTTTTCTAATTTAGAACAAATAAAAAGACAATGTGAAATATTATTAGAAATGGACCCAAATATGATTGATGAAATTATTCAAGATGGTCACGATTGGGCTGACGACCACATATCTGAAGCAAAAAATAATATGGACCAAGTTTTTGATTTCTTAATGAACGAAACAAAAAAACACGAAGAATATGTTGATTATGAAGACATAAACGAAGGACGTAAAAAAACAGGAACTAAACTTTGTGCTCGTGGTAAATCGGCAGCAAAATCAAAATTTAAAGTTTACCCTTCGGCATACGCTAATGGTTACGCTGTTCAGGTCTGTAAAGGAAAAATGCCAGGTTTAGACGGTAAAAAACATTGTTCAGGAGCTTATTGTTAATAAAATTTAAAAAGGGAACTTAAGTTCCCTTTTTTATTTAAAATATATTCCATATATTTGTCCTATGGGAGAAAAAATGATGGGTTATATACCAAGAATGCTTTATAAGCTTTATTTAATATTAAAAGATAGGTTTGACCCCAAACCTGTTATTACTGACGAAGAAAAGACGTGGTTTGATGTCTGTATGAAATTAATGGACATTCCAAACACAGAACTTTTTGATTATCGTGAACAAAACCAAAAGTTTATTGTTAACGACAGAAAAAGAACATATATCATTATCGAAGGTAGATATGTTTCGTTAATCAACCCCGCACATAGTTTTACAACATACATCGATGGATATGATGTTTATGATAAAGTTATTGAAAGATTTAATGGTATTATTCGAAAGAATAGAATTGACCTTGTGAATAGTTTAAATGAAGAACATAAAAGTTCTTTAGATAAAATTATAAATTCTTTGAATTAAACTCTTCATTAAGAACATTCTTAATGATATCTCTTAAAGACTCATTCTTAGGTTTATAGGAAACCATTTTTGGTTTGTTTCCTGTACCCGTTTTAGAATGAGTTTTTTCTGCTTTACGTTTTTGTTGACAAGCCGACCTTTTTTGTGAGTCACTCATTTTTCCTGCAACACCTACCGCTCTACACTTTGGATAACCTTTATCTGAAGCTTCTGGTCTACCACAGGGGGGGTGTTTTCCATCCTTATTTTTACGACAAATATTAACCCAAGGACCACCAGGTTGTTTACTACCTTTTGGTTTTTTCTTTGTTCCGAACCAAACACCCAAATCTTCTTTAAGTGGTCCAACGGCTTGTTTAATTATTTTTTCGGGTGATTCCATGTCTCCGATATTGCTACCTTCGTCATCAGTTTGGTTAGTATAAAATTGTTTTAAATACATATCAATTTTAGATAATTTTTTAGTTCTATTTTCAATTCTTTCTCTTTCCTCAGGAGTTTCTTTATAATCTCCATCAGCTTCTTCATATGCCAATTCCGCATTAGTGTACTTATAAACAGGAGACGTAAATGGTCCTAATTGGTCTTCAGTCCATTGTTGCGGGGCAAGAACAATTGGAACTTTAAAGTGTCCCGAATTTGCCGAACCTGTTGCTTCACTAATTCGTTTTTTATTCATATTATTATAAATATCTAAGAATATTTTTATGGAACAACCTAAAACCGAAAAAACACCAATAACATTACTTTTTGATAGTATTCCCGTTTATGAACCAAATGATATTGAAAAATTATTGAATGGTTTGGAATACCCACAATCCATATACATTATAAATCAATCAATTAATTATGCTTATAAACACGGGATATTTTCTATGGAAGAGATTGAACTTATATCAAAATCATTAAGAAACATTACATTACATAAATGTATTGAACAGGAATCTGAAATTTCTTCTCAACCCAATCAGAAATAGAATCTCTGATAAGGACATAACTTTTAATCCCCAACATTTTTTTAAGATTGCTAATCAGTTTGGTACTTATAACACAATCACCACCAAAGGTTAAGGTAATAATAAAATCACCGCTACTATCAACAAGATGAACCTCGTTATTATCTTTAACTACTTTATAATCTTTAATTTCCAAATATTTGGAGATAATATTGTTAAGTTGGGCTTGAGTGATTTTATAATCCATATACAATAAATACCATACAATAAAAAAAGGGTCTCACGGGACCCCTTTTTATTTATAACTTATTTCCACAAGACGGACAAAATTTATATTTTGATTTTGTCTTGGTACCACATTCAGTACAATAGTATTTAATGTCTTCTGTAGTTTTATTTTTATTACTTAATGGTAATATCTTTAAACTTATTTGATGTGAAACATTGTATTCAAAATTTTGATATGAATTGGTAAAATTTTGTTTTGATTCTTCACCCTTTTCAACTCTACCAGTTTCAATAGATTTTTTAGATAATGTTGGTTCACCAACTAATGATGAGACCGATGATGTATTAGAATAATACGACGCCATTGGAGCAGAATTTGATGTTGTAAATGTTGCATTACCATAGTATGGTGAACCTGTTGTAAATGTTGCATTACCAAAGTATGGTGAACGTATGCTTACAGTACTAGTACTACCATTAACATATAAACCATAATTTGGTTGATGAATTTGTTCGTTATAGAACTCAATCCTTACGTCCCCATTTAAATCGATTGCCGTCCTGTTTAACGACGTATCTTTTACTTCATAGGTACTGAACTCAAACTTGTTGTTTGTGTCAAGGAAACGTTCTAAAAACACTCTCTGACCTGGTCGAATAACGACACCACCTGTGGAGATGTATTCACCATTTAGTTTGATTTTACAAAGTACTGATTTTTGTGTTGGATTATGAATTTCAAATTCAAAATTATCCTTATCATTAAGGAAAACGGTGTCACCGTTGTACATTTTAAGTCGCGACTTTTTTCTTGTGATGTGAGCAGTCGGATTACCCACGTTGTTTGTTGTGTAATTCATTTTTTTACTTTTAATATAGTTTTATTGACTACGTTACCAATACCTTCGTCTCCGTGAATACTCAACAGCTTTAAGGGCTGGGGACTGATAAACTAAAAATCTAAAAATAAATATAAGTAATTTTGATTTTCTGTAAATAAAAAAAGGGACAATTGCTTGTCCCTTTTTAGTGTATTTGTTAAAGATTGATTATCTCAATTCTCTTAAATCAAATGTTCTAACACCATCAACTGTAATACGTCCGTAAAAGCGATTATTTACCATTTTTTTAGCGTATCTAGTCATGATACCCTTGATTGGAGTAAAGTTAAACGGATTGTACATTGTAGGAGTTAATTGTAGAGGTACGTACGGTGCGTAGATGTAACCTGTGTCAAGTAAAGATGTACCTTTGTGACCCATTAACACTTGGTTAGGTGGGAAATAAGGGTCTCTGAACACTTGGTAACGACCAGCTAATGTACCAACTCTTTCAATACCCATGTTGTATTGGTCTTGCTCAGGAGCTGCATTTGATACGTGGAAATATTCCAAGTCATCAAAGATAGCACTGATTTCAGAAGAAACAACAATCCAGTTAGCTCCACCTCTTAAGGTAGATTTGTGGATTTGAGCTGAAATTTGATTGATAGCTGTAATCAAAGTTTGATTCCAGTCTTTTTGAGTGTAAGGAACTGCGCTTCCTCCCAGACGTTTCCATCCGTTGTAATCCCATCTCAAGTTCCAAGCAGCACCTTTACGTAAATCTCTTAAGATTTCACGGTCAATTTCTGCCGCAACTTGCTCAGATAATAAAGCTGTTAATTCAGCCTCAGCATCGATGTTATGGAACGCCGCAACGTCTTGTGCCATTTCTGGAGACCATTGTGCTCTTAATTTTCTTTCAGTTACTGAAACAGTTACTGACATTAAATCAAATGAAACCTCACCAATTCTATCTTCAAATTCTAAGTTTTTGTAGATTCTGTAAGTTGCTGTAAATGCATCGTTAACACTTGTATCTGATGAGAATGTTGAACCTGTGTAACCGTCCATTGAACCACCACAAGTAATACAAACTGGTACTTGTAAGTCAACCTCTAAGTAGATTTTACCTTCAGCATCACATAAGTTGTCATATTGACCACCGTCAGTTCCACTACCAGGGAATGCTAAGTTAGCGTTGTTATTACCATATTGTACGATACCTTTACCATATCTTTGAGTTACAACTCTGAATAAGTAAGGGTTAGCTGTATTAGCTGAAGTATATACGTTGCCATCAGCACCATAAATAGTTAAATCAGATAAGAAAGCTTCATTATCCATTGGTTGACCATCAGGACCGATTAATTTACCAGCTCCATCAGATGCAAAACCTGACATAACGATTAATACTTTTCTGTAATCAGTTTCAGTATAAGCCGAAGGAACTAAAACACTACCATCCCAAGCAACAGTAACAACTTTTGTACCAACATTTCCACCCGAATTTGCGGTGATTGCAGAATATTGTCCTTTTGAATAGTCAAATAAACCTGGTGGGTCTAATGCTGGTTCGTTACCTTCGTAGAATCTATCGTAAAGGTCTTTAGTTACGTTGTAATCATAACCTGAATTAGGTGTTTGGTCTTGTACCATGTTTGGTGCTCCGTATGGAGGGAAGTGAATACCTGTGTTCGCCAAGTTAGTTGGGTCAGTGTAAGACTGAATGTTAGGTACAAAGTAGAATAATTTACCAATAGGTAAGTTCATTGCTTGTACTGAAACGATATCGTTTGCTAATAATTTAGAGAATACACGTCTAACGATTGGGAAAACCACTGTTTCAAATGCACCTGTATCAGATGTAGATGATGCTTCATTAATTA